CTCATATGTGGATCGTAGTTTCTAAAATCAAATTCTAATTCACCACCTGTGTATTCGGAACCATCTGTTAATTGACAAGTCATAGATAGTTTTCGAATTCTGCCGTGCTCTGGATGATTAGGGTCTTTTCTGTCATATACTTTATCCCAACTATCGCAGTGCCAATCATAATATTGATTATGTTTATATTTTGTAAACTGACAAGATTCACTTCTTTCCCAATCAAAGTTCCAACCAGCTTGTCTATTTGCTTCGTGAACATATGGATGTAATTCTTTGTATATCCAAGTATCATTTAACCATACTAGATCAGAGTTTCTTTTTCTTTTTAAATCTTTAACTTCTTCTTTAGTTAATTTTTTATTACCACCAAAGCCACCAGTTCTAGCCATTACTTCTTCTTGTTGATTTGCATAAGCTATTACATCATCACAAAACTTTGGTGTAAGCACACCACTAAAATACCAGTAATAATTAGATATATTCATAAGTTATGGTTTGAACAAAATTCAAACTATCTTTCTGATTATTAGTTAGATAATACATATTCGTTGATGGAAACATAATAAACATATTATTTTTAAGTTCTACATCCCAACTTCTTCCTTTACGTCTATTATCTTCATAGTGTATTCTAACAAAACAATCTTTAACCTTAACACCATAAAGCATTGTAAAGTCTGGAGAGTTTCGTAGATCCACTGGATCAATATTTAATAAAGGAATTGTTGTCTCGTTGGGTTTATAGATATTTCCCCACGTTGATTTGTTGACTAGATTAATTCCATATTCAAGACCAATGTGATCTCTCATATATGTATTTAACATATCCCAAGTTCTTGAGAATGGAAATTCTTTAGTGTTAAAAGTTGATTGTAAAATATCGTTGGTAAGTTTTTCTTGGTCTATCTCAAAACCTTTCGGCATATCAATATCACCGTAGAATAAACTCTGTTCTGTTAATACTTTCTTCTGCATACCACCACCTATTTAATACTAATTTATAAAAAAGTCAACTATACCCAAGCTGTTCCATTCCAACTTACAGTTGAATCATCGTGTTTTGTAGCTTTCCAACCTGTATTATTATCAGCTTGATAAGAAGATTCATCCCAAGAAATAATATAATTTCTAGTTTTTGGATCTCCGGCATTTGTTCCTGCTGGCATTGAAGAATTTTCAGCTGCTGTTTCAGCGTCAATTTCTTCTTGTGTCCAAGTTGAATCATAAGTTGTAATTGTTGGATAAGTTATAGGTGAATCCCAAGACGCAGTTGAAATATTTTTAGTCCAAGAAGCGTGAGGTTTTTTAGGCCAAAAGATTTGATTATCTTCGTCCCAAGTATAACCTATACCTGCATAATTTCCTCTAAATGCAGTTCCACCATTATTATGTTGGTTGCCAGATGTATTGTAAGAAGTTTGAATCCACATTTGTGCAGGCCAATTATTATGTGTTTCTAAATATTGTTGACCTACTGATTCATCTTCAACACCATCAGCGTTTAACATATCACCATTATTCAAAGTTAGTACTTGAATAACTTTACTGTTAGCTCCTAGTTTTGCAAAATGTGCCATAATGTTTCTCCTTATATATTAATTTTAAATGTTAGTAAATACATATTAATTTTGAAATTTGTATCTAATAATAACAATTCCTGAACCACCATTACCCAGAGCAGCTGTAGTACATCCAGGATTAGCTCCGCCTCCACCACCTCCAGTGTTAGTTCCCCCTGCAGATCTTCCTCCAGGATCTGGACCTAAACTAGCCCCTGATCCTTTTCCACCACCTCCAGTACCACCAGCTCCACCATTACCCATATTTATAGGAGCGGGACCTGTGGTTGGACCACTAGCACCACCTCCTCCACCTGCTCTTGCAGTAGGTGTACCATTAATTGAAGTTGTTGCACCAGCGCCACCATTACCTGATTGACATCCACTTGATCCATCAGCAGTTGCTCCACCACCACCGCCGCCTCTAGCATTACCCCAAGGGTTATTTGCATTTCCACCATTAAATCCTTGAGATGGACTAACGGGAGGTGTATTTCCTGCTCCACCGCCTGTTGTGCTGTTTGCTGTAGGTGAGTTTCTATGAGAAGCTCCACCTCCTGATCCTCCATCTGCTCCAGAAAAAGGAGGAAAACCTTTAGAAGCTCCACCTCCACCCCCTGCTGATGTAATATCTGAAAAAGTAGAAACACTTCCAGAAGGTGCATTACTACAATTACAGGATTGACCAGCACCGCCACTACCTACTGCAATTGGATATGATTGTACTGATACAGGCCGTGCATTTCCAGGATTTGCAAGAGGACTAGCTGTCCAAGCGGCTGGACTAGGAACTGATTCTCTAAAACCACCTGCTCCACCTCCACCACCACCATCGGTTAGATCTGGACCTGGTAAACTACCTGCGTTTCCTCCCATTCCACCACCACCACCACCGGCTATTACTAAATAATCTACTAAATTTGATCCTTCTACATTACCTGCACAAGAAACACAAAATGCTCCTGGTCCTGTAAATGTATGAATTTTATAATCACCACAAGGAGAACAAGTTATTGTTCCACCTGTTGCTGTAACATATAATGCTGTTGATGCTGTATTTTGTGTACCATTATCAGTTACTAACCAACCTTTTGTTGCATCTACAAAAACTAATGTAACCGCTAAACCTTCCGTTGATAAAGTTGCATCAACTGCTACTCCACCAATTTTATCTGAACCATTTCTAACTAATGTTACTGCATTTGTATCAAATGTATTTGCGTAATCTTTAAATCCCACAACTGCTCCAGCAGTTCCTGCAGGTAAATTAACTGATATTGCTCCACTTGTTGTATCTACAAAATATCCTACACCACTTACTGCTGTGAATCCTGATGTTTTAACTGTTGTATCCCAAGATACAGCTCCTGTAGCACCGAAACCTGCCGCCGTACCGTTGTTTGTAATTGTTGCACCTGCAGGAATTGTGAATGTATCTCCACTATCTCCTAATGTGACTGTACCACAATTTGTTCTTGGACTAATTTTATTTACTTTTACTTCACTCATAATTTACCTATTGAAATTTATACCTTATTATTACTATACCTGAACCACCTGTTCCACCAACACCTCCAGATCCACCACCTCCGGATCCACCACCACCGCCACCACCAAGATTTGCTGGTCCGTTCGTACCAGGTACTGGAGAAGGAGAATATGGTCCTCCACCATTTCCACCACCACCAGTTCCACCAGTTCCACCAGGACCTGCAGTGCCAGCTCCACCGCCACCACCACCAGCTCTTGCTGTTGGAGTTCCATTGATACTTGATGTTGCACCTGCTCCACCAGCAGTTCCCGGCCCATTAGTGGGTGCTGTTGTGCTTGCGGCTGTTGCACCGCCACCACCAGCTGCTGAGTTTGGCCCACCTGATGAACCTGGTCCATTACCACCAGCATTTCCTTGAGGAGGGCTAACAGGAGGTGTATTTCCTGATCCACCTGAATTAGTAGAATCTCTACCCGCACCACCACCAGAACCACCAGAACCTCCATTACAACCAGAGTGATTTGCTCCACCACCTCCCCCGGCTGATGTTATTGTTGAAAAAATTGAAGCACCACCAGCAGTACCTGTTCCGGTTGTTGCTGGACTTGCTCCCCCAGTTCCACCAGCTCCTACTGTTATTGAATAACCTTGTATTGAAACTGGTAAAGCTGAAACACCTGATCCTAAAGGACTAACTGTATAGCATCCAGAGGCCGCACCTGATGATTCTCTATAGCCACCTGCTCCACCGCCGCCACCAGAAGCTCCACCACCACCTCCTGCAGCCACTACTAAATAATCTACTGTTTCTGAACCAAGTGAAGTTCCAGCGTTTGTAACTGTAAAAGTTCCTGGACCTGTAAAAGTATGAATCTTGTAATCTCCACAACAAGTAATTGTTCCACCTGTTGCTATAATAAAAGGATTTTGAGTATCTGTAACGTTTGAAGTTTGAACACTTGTCCATCCAACCGTTCCATCCACATAAACAAAAGTTATAGCAGAATCAGATTTTGTAATATCAAAATCCGAAGCACCTCCATTAATGTTAGATCCATTTCTTGCAATGGTAATTGCATTTGTTGATGCTGTTCCATTGTAATCGGAAACTGAAACTATATTTCCTGCACTTGGAGTTGCGGGCAATGTAACTGTAACAGCGCCGCCTGCAGTATTAACAAAATAACCATTTCCTGAAACCGCTGTGAATGATGCTGTTTTAGCTGTGGTATCCCAGTCTACTGTTCCTGTTCTACCAAACCCTGTCTGTGATGCGCCACTCGCTAAAGCAATAGTATCGCCACTTGCACCGATAGTTATTGTGTTAGAGCTTTCATTAATGATGTTAGCTCCACATTGATTTTGTATGTTGTTTACTTTAATTGTACTTGTCATAATTATTGAAATTTGTACCTTATTATTACTATACCAGAGCCGCCTGCTGCTGAAGTTGTAGGTTGATCACCCCCTCTTCCACCTCCGCCACCACCAGTGTTAGCTGTTCCTGCTACTTGATTTCCTGGAAATCCACCTGCTCCACCACCACCAGATCCACCAGATCCTCCAGGTTTGCCAGACGAATGTCCACCACCTCCGCCACCACCTGCTCTTGCAGTTGGTGTTGCGTTAATTGAACTTGTTACTCCTGCTCCACCAGGTCCTGCTGCAGGTGCTGGATTTGATACTGTTCCTCCTACTGCTCCTGCTCCACCACCACCACCAGCAACTCTGTAGGTAGCATTATCACTCGCACCACTTCCACCATTTTGACCTTGAGGTGGACTTACGGGAGGTGTATTTCCTGCTCCTGGAGTTCCACCTGCACCACCAACTGATGATCCACCTCCACCTGATCCTCCTGATCTGCCAGCCGCAAATGGAGCACCAATACCTCCTGGTCCACCACCGCCACCACCACCACCAGTTGATGTTATTGTTGAAAAAATTGAATTACTACCATCATTACCAACACGTGCTGCTTCGGGAGAGAGAACATAAGTAACTCCAGCGCCACCACCACCAACTGTAATTGGATAACCTTGAGATGTAACTGGTAAAGCACTTACACCAGATCCTAAAGGACTAGCTGAATAACATCCTGATGCTGCTCCTGATGATTCTCTGTAACCTCCAGCTCCTCCACCAGCTCCATTATCTCCTCCAGAGGCGGAAGTTCCACCACTTCCACCTCCAGCTACTACTAAATAATCTACTGTACTTGATCCGGCAGGATTACCACCGCAAGAAACACAAAAAGTTCCTGGACCTGTAAATGTATGAATTTTAAAATTTCCAGATGTTGTTATTGTACCACCTGTAGCAGTTACAAATTTTGCAGCATTGGTTACTTCATTACTATTTACAGATTGCCATCCTTTTGTTGCATCTCCATATATTAACGTTATTGCAGTTCCTTCTGTATCTAAAGTTAAATCAAAAGTTTGTCCTTCAATAGGTTGACTGTTTCTACCTATAGTACAAGCATTAGTATCAAATGTCTGTGCATAATCTTTTACTGATACAATATCACCAGCACTTGGTGAAGCAGGGAGCGTAACTGTGATCGCTCCACTAGTTGTATTTACAAAATAACCTTCACCTGATACTGCCGTAAAACCACTTGTCTTAATTGATGTTTGCCAAGACACAGTTCCTATTCCAGATAACTTTGCACCTGATGCAAGAGTAACGGTATCGCCACTTGCACCGATAGTTATTGTGTTGGCATTTTCATTGATAATGTTA